AAGCTAGATTGCAGCAACAAATAGATAATCAAAATGCAACAAATCATACAATAGCAGTTAATCAATTAAAGGAACGACTGGAAGTGCCATACTTGTTGCCTAATTCAGAACAAGAATTAATCAATATATTTGAAAGTCTTAATATTCAAGCAGACCAAAGATTAGAATTAACAAACAAGTATCATACTATGGATACAATCAGCAAATATGCTGAAATGATATTGCACGATCCAGATAAACAAAAAAGATTTCAATATAAAGGTAAGTATTTCGATTTACCAGATCAATCAAATGTATGGGGAGATGCATTGCAAAGAGCTAGAGGAGAACTAAAAAACAAATGGGGAATTACAGATGTAGATGATAAAGAAATAATGAGATTGATAGTGGATAAACATATGTTTCAAATAACTGGAAAACGACCAGATGAATTAGATTTTCAATTTAGCAGCATACTTAATGAAACAAGTGACGATCTCGACCACATTAAAAACTATGTTTCCAGATGGGGAATTGTTCCAAGAGAATTTAGCGACTGGCTTGGAAACTGGGATAATCTTAATTATGATGTTGAAGGAGATAGAGAACAGTTAATAGAAATGGCTCAGTCATATAATTATATTAGAACTGCTAATCTTACCAAAGGTATTGCCATTGAAGGTATTGAAGCTAATGACGGTCTGATGCTTGAAGCATTTTACAATGACTGGAAAAAAAGAAAAGACATTATTGATAGAACTGGAAAAGTACCAGAAGATGAAAAAATAACTGAACAAGAATTTGTCCAAAGATGGTGGAAAGCAAGAGATAAAAAAGTAGATGAAATAGATTTAATAAATCAAGAAATTAATAATATGTTTACAAGATTTGATGCAAATAAAGATTATGAAGGATATTTTGAAACAGCTTTAAAAGATGCAATAGATAAAACAAGATTAGATATATTTGGAGCAAGTTATGGAAGTATGACACTTGGCATAGGAGATGCTAAAGTTAAACCTTTAATTACTATGCCAATAATAAAACATATATTTGGCTGGTTAAAAGTAACTGATGAGGAAGCTGTAGACTTAAACTTAAATTTAGCAGCAAGAGAATTACAAAAATTATTACCAGATATTATGACTGACTATTATATTTCATTAGATTTAAATGAAAGAGATTTAGCAACAAGACCAAGTTGGTTAGTTGAAGATGATGTTAAACATATTATAAAATGGGCGATAAGAGATTTATCATCACAAGGTTGGGATTCAGATGACTGATGTAGTTTTAAAACCAATAATGAAAACATACAAAAAAAGAGGTATGTCCGAAGATGAGATTCGGACTGATATGGTATTGGCTATCCAGAACAGAATAATGGGATTAAGCCAAAAGGAAAGAGATGAACTGGGATTCAAAAATGATTTTATAGATTCCCATAATTTATTTGATATGATTGATAAAAGACAAATCAGATTCAAATATAATAAAAGATCAGCCGATAATAAACCTATGTATACTATATCCATTGATATAGATGGAGATGGCTTGTTTATGGATATGCCTAATCCATTTGATCCAAATGATTCCTATTCTCCAGAAAAACTGGAACTGCCTAGAGCTTATGAAATAACTCCAAAGAAAATTAAGGAGATGGCGTATCAGGAAGAATGGAAACAAGGATTTGAAGAACGAGATCAACAATATGAAAATATAGGATTAGGTGGTGTTAAAAGAGAATTGGAATATCTGCGATACCAAACTTTCAAACTGTTTGATAACTTTATTGTCAATAATGGAAAGAAAATTGCTGAGAAGGCTGCTGGATTAATTCCTTTTGTTGATTACAATTATGATGACTGGGAAGAACAGTCTCAAAAAGTATTAAGAAGGGAAGCAGCACTTAATCAAATCTATAAACTAACTGGAGATGAGTATGAAACAAGATTGTATTCAGGACTGGTTAAGCAATTCGGAGTATCAGGAGATGCAATTATGAAACAAGAAAATATTTTATTTCGTTATATTTCAGATAACGAAGGTGGTTATAAAGCTAAAGCATATGAAACTAAAAAGGGGAATGGCGACTGGACAATAGGACACGGACTGTCCTTGAAAGATGATACAGTCTTGGAGGAACTAAAGCGTTTAGAATACAATCTAGATGATTTAATGAATGGAAAGACAAGCATTAAATTTCAGGATTCGGCTTGGATTTCACATAAAATAATAGAGAACAAATACCAAGAAGTAAAAGCAGAAGCGTTAAAGTATGGCGTTGACTTGACTGGAAATAAAAATTCTTACTTAACTATGGCTATTGTGGATATGGCTTATCAAGGATTGACTGGGCCAAGATTCTTTGAAGCATTGGGAAAATATATTGAAACTGGAGATGCAAAATATCTTGGCACATTTGATTCCTATAATGGAGATGGAGAAGCCATAAGAAAATGGACTGATAAGGAAAAGGGAATATTGAATCCAGATTATGAAAATAGAGAATCTACTGTTTTGGGCGAACTGTGGAATGATGGAAAAGTGTACAAGGATATAGGAATGGGTGGTGTTTTTGTTCGCAATGAAGATAGAGCCAATAAAATACTGTCTTGGGATAATGGACAATATACTAATTTCGTCAATATGAAATTTGATGAAAGTATAGCACAAAGACCACCTGAAGCAATTACTGGAGAATAATGCCTGATCAACATACATCAACTGGTCGTTCCTATACATTACCTAGCAACATACAGCCAAGAGATGACCTGACTGGTCTTGATGCATTATTCAGTACAACAAAGAATACAACTGCTGGTATATTAAAAGAACAACAGATTGCAAAAGGCGTTCTTTATTTAGCTAAACATATCTTTAATGAGAATCCCACATATGAAATGGATGATTCCTATAACATATTCAATGATCCACAAATAAGCAGAGCTGGTCTTGATATGTATGTTGGTAATTTTATGCACTCTCGAAGTGCAGATCATACTGCATCATTAATTAAACGATTTAAGGAACATCATAAGAAATATGCTGGTTCTCCAGCTTATATAGCTGGAAGGATAATAGGGGGAATACTTGATCCATCAAGTTTGTTCCTATTCACTAAAGCTGGAAGCTGGATTTTGACTGGATCAAGATTAAAAAGAGGAGCAATGATTGGAAGTATTGTAGGAGCTGAAGAAGCAAGTAAAAGATACTTTGATGATTCTCGCCCTATGATTGAATCAACATTGATAACTGCTGGAGGATTTATAATCCCAGCATTATTTCCATCACTACCAGCTAAAGCTGCTGGAAAGAAATTTGATAGATCAGCTCAACTGTTAGATGATGCTGATGATTCAGTATTTCAATCTGCTGGAACTATGGGAGCTGCTGCTCCTAAAGGGGAAAAATGGATTACATTAGAAAATAAAATAAAAGAAACAGAGATTCTTATAAAAGAAGGAAATGCAAATCCTAAAGTCATTAAGACTTGGAAGAAACAATTAAAATTATTAAAAGAAGAATTAAAAATTGAAAAGAAAAAAGCAAAAAGAATGTTTATGGAAGATAAAGAATTTCAGGCAGAAAATCAAATCAAGCCTACTGGCTTGGGAATATTTGGAGAACAAGGCCCTTACAATCCTATTTGGCGTGTAATGAAAAATGGAATTGTTTCAGCTCAAGAATTTATAGAAACTACATTAGAAGGTTCTCTATATCAAGTCAAAAACTTTTCTAATATAGCAACAAGTCCAAGTATAGAAAGAGCCATTAAATCAAGATATACTCCTTTGGTCATAACAACAATAAGGAAGATGGAAACTCTCTATACTCAATATCTAGCACGAATGGGAAAGTCAGGACAAAATTTTATAGAAAGAACTTTCGATACTAAATTTTCCAGATCAACAAATGAAGGAACAAAAATTTTAACACCTAAACAATTTAGAGAACAGATTTGGATGGCGAGAATGGGTAGTGAATCTGTAGAAGAAGAAGCTAAAGTAGCTGCTAAAAGTCTTGATAAATATTATGGAAAAATTGGTAAAGAATATGATGAATTAAATATAGCTCAGGCATTCATAGAAAAACAAATAGCTACTTTAGAAAAGTATATTCAAATGACAACCAATAATGCAAAGAAAGCAAAATTCATTTCCATTAAAAGAAAACTTCAATCTCGATTGGATTACATTAATAAATATGGTTCTCTTAAAAAAGACAATTACATTAATATGATCTTTAAAAGAGATGTTATTGAACATAGATTTCACGATTTTCACAACCTTATGAGAGGTATGTTGAAAAAAAGAGGTTTATCCAAAGATCAGATAGATGAAATCATAGAACAGTTCAAACACTATCAGCCAGTAATTCGGTTTCCAAATATTGCTGATGAAGTCAAGGCAGCACGATCAAAAAATATGGTAATAGACATAGATGAATATGTAGACAAGATAAATAAAATATCAGCTCGATTCAGGGCAAGAGATTTAGGATTGGATAATGATGATTACATTAGATTAGCTGAAGCTGGTTTCATTGAAAAAGATACTCAAACATTAATAAAACTATATTTCAATCAAACAATTCCAGACATTGAAATTACAAAAATATTTGGCGATCCAATGGGATATGGAATCAAATGGACAAACAGTAGTGGATTCCAACTGGGCATTAAACAAATATCAGATGACTATGATGAGTTGATTAATGCAGCTAAAGGAGCAAAGCAAGATAAATTAATTAAACAAAAAGAAGAAATATTAACAGATTTAGATGCATCAATACACTTATTGCGTGGCACTTATGGATTAGCAGAAGATCCAAACAGAACATTAAGTAGAGGTATTCGTATTGGAAAATTATGGAACTCCTTAACTATGCTTACTGGTATTGCCCAAACTGTTGATACAGCAAGATTAGTTATGATTAATGGAATAACAAAAACATTTAGATTAAGTTGGGAAGTAATGACAAGTGGTTATGCTAAAGAAATTTGGAAAAAATCAATGAATACCACACAGCTTGGTGGAGAAGCTACAGATATGTGGAACAGTAGTCGTGTTATGTCTATGTATGGAATGGATGATGCCTTTACTGTTTTCAATAAATTTGAAAGAGGAATGAGTAGTCTTGGAAACTTATACTTTACTTTTTTAAATTTAAGTAATCCGTGGAATACTGCTGTAAAAACAATAGCTGGATTATTCAATGGTACTAGAATGTTGGAAACAATAGAAGATTTAATTACTAAAGGTAAAATTACTAAAATCAATAGAGCAAGATTAAGAAACTTGGGTATTAATGATGATGATACTATGGCAAGAAGAATTTGGAAGGAATATATAAAATGGGGAACTGGAAAAGGATCAAAAAATAGCTGGAAGAAAAATGGGGATAGCTATAAAATACTTCGTGTTGCCAATACAGAAATGTGGAAAGATCAAAAAGCCGCAGATGTTTTTCACGCTGCAATAGGAAAACAAGCCAATATAGACATTGTTACTCCATCAAAAGGCGACATACCTTTATGGGCAAACTCAGAACTTGGTGGCATACTTACACAATTCAAGAAATTCGGTATGGCATCTTCCCAAAGAATGTTGATGAGAGGTATGCAAGAGGGAGATGCACAATTCCTACAAGGCATACTTCTGTTAATGGCTGCTGGAGCTATGGTAGATGCGTTCAGACAAAGAGCTTTCAATAGGAAATATGCCAACAAACCTTTCGGACAAAAACTTGTAGATGCCTTTGACAGAAGTGGACTGGGTGGCATCTATTCAGATATTAATAATTCCATAGAAAGATTAGCCAACAATGAAATAGGATTACGACCAATTTTGGGAGCTAAGAAACCCTATGGAACTTATAGGGATTTTTTCAATAACCCTATTCCTGATGTACTTGGGCCATCTGCATCACAATTAGCTAACATTGCTGACATTATGTTTACTTGGGGAAGTGGTAAATATAATCATCATACAGCAAGGAATGTGCGTAGACTAGTGCCATTTCAAAATGTATGGTTCCTTGATTCATTATTTGATGAAGTTGAGAGAGATGTTTTAAGATGAGTATAACAATATCGGACACCAGTCCGAGAATACAATACACTGCTTCAGGCAGTCAAACTGCTTTTTCAGTACCATTTGAATTTTTCAATGCTACTGATTTAGTAGTTATTAAAACCAATTCGGCTGGAGTAGATGCTACTTTAACCTATGCTGCATCTCCATCTGGAGCAACGCAATACTCTGTTGCTGGAGCTGGAGAAACTGGTGGAGGTTCTATTACCTTAGGTGGTGGAGCTACTCTCAATGACAAATATACAATTTATAGAAATTTACCGATTGCTCGATCAACTGACTTTCCTAATTCTGGAACTTTTCCAATAGAAACTCTCAACACGGAATTAGATAAGGTAGTTGCTATGATGCAACAAAATGAAAGGGATTTTGGATATTCCCCAAGAGCTGCTGCTTCAACGGCAAACAGCTATGGATTAACATTTCCAAATCTGGTAGCCAGTAAAATACTGTCGGTTAATAGTGCTGGAACAGCTCTTGAGTTTGACCAGTCAATAACTGATGTTTCTACTGTTGCTGGAATTGCAACTGAAATTGCTGCCCTGTCTGCTGTTGACACGGAGATAGGATTGCTCGGTACTTCAACAGTCATTACTGACTTGGGAATATTGGGAACTGCTGATGTCGTTACTGATCTAGCTCTCTTGGGAACTGCTGATGTCGTGTCCGATATGAACACACTTGCCACCTCTGACATTGTTAGTGATATGAATACTTTAGCAACTTCTGCCAATGTTACTGCAATGGGATTACTTGGTAATTCCACTACTGTAACGAATATGGGTTTACTTGGAACTTCTGCAGTCATTACCGATATGGGATTAT